CTTCGCACTAACCGTGCCATTGATAAGCAGGGAAACCTAATCATGGCTCAGTTTGATCTGTCAGGTAAGCGCATCTCTCAATCAAACCTGAATATCAACGACCTTATCAAAGGGCTAGATAATCAGAAGTATACAGGTGGAACTAACTACCAAATGGGTACCCCCTCACCGGCTTATAATACTCGTCTGGGACTAATGGGACCGTACACTAGTACAGCAGGAACACCTCAGTATGGGCAACAGTAGCCCTATTGCAAACTAAACGATTGGGTGGGTCCAATTCTAGAGGTTTGTTATGCACCCAAGTACAACAAGTAGCACAGGCATAAGCCTAGTAAAAAGTTTTGAGGGCCTACATAAAGTAGGTGAAGATGGCCTGATCCGTAGCTACCGATGTATAGCAGGACGCTGGACTGTAGGGTACGGAAGTACTAAGGGCATTCGCTCCGGTATTAAGATTACTGAGGCAGAAGCAGAGCAGAAGCTTGTAGATGACCTTAAAGTATCTGAGGCCGACGTTAAGCGTGTAGTTAACGTACCCCTAAGCACCCACCAGTTTGACGCCTTAGTCTGTTTAGCGTTTAATATAGGCGGTACTGCTCTTGCTAAGAGTACCCTCGTTAGAAAGCTAAATAAGGGCCTCTACGACGAAGTACCTAATGAGATCATGCGCTGGGACAAAGCCCGAGTAGATGGCTCATTACAGAGCGTCAGAGGACTTACTAGACGTCGTGCTGCTGAAGCTGCCCTATTCACTATGGATGCTCCTCTCGCCTCAATGGGTGGAGAAGCAATGCCACAGAAGGTTGAGCAGTCTGCCGTTAAGTCTCTCAAAAAGAGTAAGACTATTGCGGGTACAGGCATAGCCGGAGGAGCCACTATCTTGAGTGAGGTGGCCTCTAAGCTAGAAGCACTAACCGCATACAGCGACACTATCCAACAGGCCTTTTTAATCATCACCCTCGGCGGAATAGCTCTAGCAGCCTATGCCCGCTACAAAGACAGTCTGGAAGGAGTACGATAAGTGTTTGGACTTTTTACAGGAAAGATTAAGGCAGCAGCTATGGCTATTTTTGCAGCACTAATACCTATCCTGTATCTCCTAGGAAGGAGAGACCAAGCAGCTATTAATCGTTCTAAAATTCTAGAAGACGCCCTAGAGACTGAGAAAAAGCGGTCTACCTTTTACAAAGCCATGGAGACGCATGTTCATGAGATTGAAGCAGAGTCTGCTCCTGATCGGGATGCTCTTATTGAGCGCCTGCGCGACAACGGTCTCTAAGACTACTGTCGAGGTCTACTGCCCATACCTTAAAGAGTATGCGGTAGAATTTAACACCAAGCTTATAGACGAGCTATCTACACTGCCCCAAGACAGCACTGCCATTCCTACAGCTGTTTCGGACTACATTGACTTGCGAGATCTTATTAGAGCTTGCGAAATAGAGCGGAATAAAATCAATGCCAATTAGCACACAAGAAGATGGCGGGCTTCCGGTAGACGATACTCGTACACTGACTGCCCCACAGGGTACAGGGAACCTGAGCCTCGCACAGCGAGAAATAGCTACCACTGACGCTAACAACGCAACTGCTATAGCCAATGTTACTTCTAACGCTGGTGGTGCCTTAGCAGCACGTACAGGCCAAATACCAGCAATCGGTACGGGCGCTAACTCAGGCAGTACCATGGGTCAAACCATGAGCCAGTACAGCGATTTTGTAGGTAGCCCAGAGGCTGTAGCTGGTTTAGGGTCGGCTTTTGACGCTGCACAGAACCCAGCAGGTTTTCTGACGCCAGAGAGTACGCTCTCAGGACAAGAGCCTGTAGTGGATGTAGACTCCGGTTTAGTTGGCACCGGTTCTATCGACGGCATGGATGCAGATGGTCTGGCCATTGGTACAGTCGTAAATACTGCTGGTACTGTTGACGCAGATAATACCGGAGCCACAGGGACCCAACAGGCTAACTCCTATGATACTGCTACTACAGGAGAAGCTGTCGATGGCGCATTAGGCACCGCAGCTCAGGGTGAAGTAGACGATAAGGCCGTAGTCGATGCTGAACAGATTGACATGGAAGGTACTGCAACAGGCTACAATAAAGACGGCTCCGTAAACTACACGGGACAGGCCCTTACTCAGTTTGCCAGCCAGAACATCTCTACGATGATCGATACCTCTACAGTAGCGGGTAAGCTATTAGCCCAGCAGCTGGGTGAAGGTAACTACACAGACACTAAAGCCACCACGATGGGACAGCTCAACATTATTTCAGAGCAGTTCACCGGACCGAATGGTGAGCCTAAGATTCCTACGTGGGCACAGGGCACAGCCCGTAATGTAGCTAAGATAGCAGCATTCAAAGGTATGTCAGGCTCAGCTGCTACAGCAGCAATGGCTACGGCGATCATGGAAGCTACTCTTCCTATTGCGCAAGACGAAGCCCGCTTCATGCAGACCCTGACTGAGAAGAACTTGGACAACCGCCAAGAATCTGTAATTCAACGTGCTCAGGTTTTGTCTAAGATGGACCAGCTGAATCTAGACTCACGAATGGAGGCTGCGATTGTTAATAGCAAAAACTTCATGGCTATGGATCTTGCTAATCTAGATAATGAGCAACAGATGGCAGTCGTCAACTCACAGTCTAGAGTGCAGTCAATTCTAGAAGACGCTAAGTCATTAAATACGCAGAGAATGTTTACTGCTGATGCCCAAAATGATATGGATAAGTTCTATGACGAGCTAAACACAGGCATTACTAAGTTTAATGTTCAGCAGCAGAATGCCATGGCCCAGTTTAACGCCGGTGAGCTTAATACGACAAACAAATTTAATGCAGATCTAGAGAATAATAGAGAACAATTCTACTCTACAATGCAGTATAATATAGATATCGCCAACTCTAAGTGGCGTCAGACAGTAACTCTAACTGAAACAGAAATGGCGTTTGAGGCAGCAGCCACAGATGTACAGAATATGTTTAACCTTTCTGTAGAAGCACAGAACCAACTATGGGATCGTGCTGATGCAATTCTTGACTACACTTGGAAGTCTAACGAGACAGCCAAGGATAGAGCGACAAGGTTAGAAGAAGCTCGTATGGGTGCCTCTGCCGCAAAACGGGCAGGTAACATGAGTGCTCTCGGATCTGTAGTAGGCGCAATCGGTGGCGCAATCATCATGTAAAGAAACTTTAGGGTGGGTACTCTGGAGTTTGTATGAACGTAGATAATATTTTTAAGCACCATGAGAGGATTTTACTCCTCTGCTCGGGTGGCAAGGATTCAATAGCCCTTTTATACCATCTAGAAAATTACTGGGACAGACTAGTTGTTGGTTGGATTAATTCGGGGGACCTGTGCCCTGAAGTAGAAGAGTTCATGCAGGGGATTAGCCAGAAGGTACCTAATTTCATGGCTACCTACTCAGACTCTAGGGCTTGGAGAGCAGAGTATGGGTGGCCTAGCCCCGTAGTCCCAGTTGATTACACACTACTCGGAAGGGCAGTGACTGGAGAAAAAAATATTAGGGTCGCGTCTACTTACGAATGTTGTAAAGCCAATATTTGGTCTCCGATAAAGGCTCTAGTAGAAGCCACTGGTTCTACAGCAGTCTTAACTGGGCAACGTAAAGAAGACACATCATGCGACCCCCGACCAAGTGGTACATGGATAGACGGGGTACAGTATTTTTACCCCATTGACGACTGGACACTTGCCGAAGTGCATAGTGCCTTAAAAGAACAGGGTATAGATGATCCTAGGTTCTTTGGGGATGACACGTCAATAGACTGTGTAACCTGTACAGGCTTCCCCCAATACACTGAGCGCACAGCGTACATCAAACAACATCACCCTGACAAATACAAAGAAGTATTGCTCCGTTGGGCAGATATTAAAGAAGCCAATTCCCGCGCTTCAACAGCATTAGACATGGCTCTTAACGAGGTTACCAATGAAATTTGAAGATGCAATTGTGCAGTCCATTACCCAATTCTATGAGGGTAAATTACCCGACTCCCTAAACGAATTAGCGGAAGACGGCCTTACATATACTCCTGAATGGTTTGACGCTTTTGAGGAGACTATTCAAAACGGTGAGGCTTTAAAAGACACCCCTACTAAACCAAAGAAAGGGAAAAAGACTCCGCCCGTAGAACCAGAAATTGAAATGAGGGGTCTTGGACATGCAAAGTAGCACAGAGAAATCATTTGATGGACCAATTGCCGGCGAAAACTATACGTCTGACACCCGAAACTATCCGTGGCACCGACCACCAGATTTAACGGATCTAAACGAGATAATAGAGGACGTTATCCTTACTATCTCCGAGCGCACAGTTCTACCAACTATCATGAGCCAGCTATCATTGGGGGCCACAGTAGCAGGAGTAACAGACTTCTTAATACTGTCTCGTATTGGTGAAGGTAAGTTCCCCATTGATATGGGCTTATTAGCCGCTGGCCCTGTGGCAAGATTTATTCAGATCATGGCAGATGATTTTGACGTTGATTACGATATGGGCACTGACACAGAGTTCAAGATCCTAACTCCCAATATCATTAAAAACTTAAAGTCTGCAATTGAAGAACCAGAAGACGATATCTTGACAGATCTTGACGCCGAAGAGGCCCCACAAGATTTGGGCTTTATGGCAGCCCCAGAGGGTGCTGTATCAGACGAAGAACAGATGGCCATGTTGGGCCAATCAGACGACGAAGAACCTGTGGAGGAAGAAGTAGATGGCTTATAACTACCAGAGTGCCGGAGCGGCGTTCACCCAATCTTTCATGGGGGTTTTTGGTCCTGCACTCCAGGCCCGTATGAAGCAAGATGCCGCCACTAAACAGGGCTTTATTGATAAGTGGGGCGACGAGTACACTAAGGCCAAACAGGCTATGTCAGAGAATACAGCTGCCAACGCCGAGTACATGCGCCAAGGCCAATCTATGGTAGCAGCATTACCACAAGGCGCTCTACCAACAGGTATGACCCCCAAACAGGCCGGTTCTTATGCCGCCATGCTAGTTCAGAGCAAAAACGGCGATATCCATAGTGCCACACAGATTTTTAATGATGAACTGGCCTCTGGGGTTATTACAGGAAGACAGGACATAGCGAAGAGCTCTAATGCTATTTTGAAAGGTACTCATGTTGCCCCTGTAGGGACTGTTAATACCGAGAGTGACGAGCTATTTACCTCAAAACTTTCAGCCTCAGAGTCTAGTAACAATCCGACTGCAAGCAACACCACTGGAGATGGACGGTCATTTGGTGGCCTATTCCAGTTTGGTAAAATGCGCCTTGCTGATTATAACGCGGCTCAGGGAACCAACATCACTGTAGAGGGTATTCAGAACGGTACCGTATCGTCTGAGCAACAAAATCAGATACAGAGCTGGTCCGTGTCTGACATAGATCAATTCATAGATTCTCAGGACCTTAAAAACTACGAAGGAACTACGGTTAAGGGTGTCACTATAACAAGAGACAGCATGAGAGCTGTTGCTCATCTTGGTGGCAAGGAAGGCCTCAAGAAATTCCTTAACACACAGGGCGAATATAACCCTAACGACAACCCTGAGAACCCTTCTCAAGGAACTACGCTGCTGGATTACGCGACTAAGTTCTCTGCTACCCCCAAGCCTACTTCCAATGCGGTTGAAGCATCAGCGGACGCAGGGCCTAAGAGTACACGCCTTAACTCTATCTACAGCTTACCAAGCCTTGACAGCACGTCTGAGACGGAAGACCTTAGTCTCTTTGAGAGAGGAGCTCGTAATTTAAAGCAGACCTTCTCAAGAGATAACACCGAAAGCCTGATGCAGGACGCTTTAGTTGCGTTTAAAGACCAGTTAGCTTCTGCTGGAGAACTCGACCAGTATAACGCAATCCAGAGTGGGACCGTTGATTTGACGCCCCGTGGCTTCGGTATGACGGGAGTTACATATAACCAATCTGCACTAGAAATGGAAGACTTTCCCCTAGCCTCTACTGTTACGTCCGTAGCTGAGTTTGAGGGTCTTCAGGCTGATTGGGAGGCAGGAAGATTCAGAAAGGATGATAAGAACACTAGCTCGTATGAAAGAATGAAGTCGCGGTACAACGCTCTTCCTGAAGGATTACCTAGAGATGTTCTTAATCTTACAACTAAAACAAAGATCCAGTCTGCTTATGCCGTCTACGGGGGTTTAACCCAAGACCAGATAGAAAAGCTACCTGAAGGATATGGAAACCGCCTTCGCTCTGTCTTTAAAGCGAGCCAAGATGGTGGTTCTGGTATGGCCGACATCTACACCGAATTAAGAGATCGTGTAGACGCGGTTTCTAAATCAGACGACCCAGAGGCTGAGGCAGCTTTGGATCTGTATGTGATGCAAGACCTTGTGTTCAAACTTGAACAGTTTAACTCCTCTGAAACATCTATGGACAGCGTAGAGAGAGTCACACAGCTTCTAAATATTCAGCGTATGGTTGAACAAGCAGACCGCACCCCAGAGGGATCAGAAACTAGCCGGTATGCTAAAGTTCTTGAGGGTATTGATACGTCTGTACAGACTATAAGAACGGCTATTGAACTAACTTCTAGCAAGTCTTCTGGGGGTGGGTTGGGTAGCGCAACAAACCAGCTAGGTAAAGCAAGCAACCAAACTGAGTTTGTACTACAGGAGGTTGATGCCAGTGGTGCTCCTACAGGAAAACTAACCTATATAGACGCCTTCCTAGATACAGATGACGCAGGCGAGCCCGTCTGGAAGAACAGAACTACACTTGAAGTGATCCCTGAAGATACGATGGCTAACGTAAGAGAGCTGCCTGAAGATCACATGAAGGGCAAACAAGACATACTTACCAAACTACCAAATAGAGGACTTACTGGGTATAAGCAGTCTAGCGAACAACTAAGTTCGTATCTCAGTATATCTGCCGATATGGCCCAGATAGTTGACGATAGTGCTAGGATGTTTGAGGCTAAAGGTTCCAAAAACACGAACATTCTCAACGCCAGCACAACAATTAAACTTGTTGCGGGCCTAGAGGGTGTAATGAGAAACGTCGAAGCAGCCAAGGCTCTGTTTTCAGGTATACAGGCTAAGGCAGCAGAAGACCCAGACGGTACTGTTGATCTTGAGACCAGTACGGCTATGTTCTCTGCCCTTGAAGCTCAGATTGCGGAAGGTGAGAAGAACGGAATAACATCCATAGCCACAGCGCACCACTTATTTGAAGCTAAGAAAGTTCTATTAACCTATAAGATGGGCGTCTTAGAAGGCCAGAGCGGTACTGCAATGTCTAACAAAGACTTTGATCGCCTAATGTCATCTCTAGGCGGTAAAACTGCTGCATCGTTTAAGGAAGGAATATCCTCCTACGCCTCAGAAAAGTATAACAATCTCAAAGTTACGCATGAAGCAGTACTAAACGACCCCATGATAAAGACGTGGGAGCAAAGTAGTGATGGGCTACCCTTCTGGTCCGGTGGATTTATGGAGCAAACGGGAATACGAGCTCCACAGGATTGGCAAAACGACCTCACTACTTCAGGCAAGAAGGGCTTTGACTACTTTATAAAAGGCCCCCTTAGTCCCACCCCAACTAGTGTAGCAGCACCTAACTCTACCGTGAAAAGCTCCGCATTTGAGTTAATCGATGGCGTGTATCGTCGCGTCCCAAAAAATTAGAGGTAGTTCATGTCCGAGTTTAAGTTTGAAGCACCTAATGGGATATTCTACCCTTTTGAGATAGAAGGGGATGTACCCACGGAAGAAGAAATGATGGGGATTAGCCAGATTCTTGAGCAAAAGCACAGCACAAGAGCTACCCCAGAAGAGTTCCTTACTCCAGATGCACAAGCAGCGCCTAGAGCCTCTCTAGCCTCCCCTAGCACGACGACTATTGGGTCTGGCCCTGCTGGGGCTAATGGTCAGGCTGGAGTCACAGTAACAGTAGACCAGCTTGAAGACAGCTTTTTAACTCCTGCCCAGAGACAGGAAGTCTTAGATTCTACTAGAGAAGTCTATTCACAAGACCCTACCTTTAATGAAAGTTTCTTTGGGGATTCTGTTAAGGGAGAAGGAGGTAGACCTAAGCGAATACCTAGAATGTCAGTAGACAAACTTACTGGAGAGGTGGACGTATACGGCAACACAATGGTGGAGGGTATACGAGATGGTATCCGCAGCGGAGCAACACTTATAGGAGATGGTGTTGACCTTGCCCGACGTGGTCTAGGGCTAGAGGAAAAGAATTATGGGGAGATGGTTCAGAATAATATGTCTGAGTATGATGAGACGCGATTCTTACAGGGCATAGGTAAAGAAGCGTCTGGTATGCTGGCTCCAGGCGGTGCTGGTGCTAAGATAGCCGGAGGGGTTGCAAATGTAGCCAAACTGGGACCCAAAGTAACTGCGCTTGTTAAAGGCTTAGGTATGTCTTTGGGGACAACAGCGGGCACTGACTCAGACGACACGAGCACAGTCTTCACTGGAGAGAACGCCCTCATACCTATTGACGTTATTGAAAAGAACTTCGGCGTTGATCCAACTGACCCTAAGTACGTCCAGAGAATGCAGACACGGACAAACATACTCCTTGAAGAAGGTGTGGTGGGTGTTGCGTTGCAGGGAACAGTCAAGGGCGGATTATTCTTAGCCAAGTTCACGGCCTCTATCCCCTTTGGAATGATTTCCAATTTACTTGGACTAAACTCTCTTAGTAAAACTCAGAAGCTTGCTGTGGAAGAAATAAACGACAGGCTTATAGCGGCACAAACAACATTTGATAAGGACGGCGTTGCCTCAGAAGGCTACGAGGCCACTCTTCGTAACCTTGCCGACTCTATCGAAAAACATGCCCAAACAATAATAGACATTGATGATCCTCTGCTAGACAAAATTGCTTTTGATGAAAGCACTATGAATGCGCTTATCAAGGCAGTTAACTCTGGTGATATAGCTCTAGTAGAAGAGACTGTGGTTAAGGCCCGACAAATTCAGCAAGGAGCCATACTCAAAGACGGCGCTACTGCAAGGGCTGCGGGACAATCTAGGGTTGCTACGTTAGGCGCTCTTGATAATACCTCAGAGAGGTTAGGTGGCACAGACGCAGTAGATGCAGCCACAGAGTCCCTTCAAAATAAAGCGCTAAGTGATATTGATGCCGCAGATGCAGACGTCTTTGAATTAGATGTGCAAGTAAAGCAGGCGGAAGCGGAGCTCGAGCTTGCCATTAAAGAAGATCCTTTGATTGGAGAGAGCCTAGATGCTCTAGGCAGTAAGACAGGAGTCGAATTTAGAGCGGAGAACAGCACAGGCGCACTACGCGGTATGGCGGATCGTGTTATTGAGTCCTACCGAATTCTAAAGGGCCAGCGCAATGAGGTATATGGTGGAGTTAAGGGGGGTGACCTAGACTCTGAGGCTCTGTTTGAGTTCTTGAAGGGGGCTAAACCGGCCCAGCTAGACGCAGCTCGTAACAGTCTTGGAAGAACTAACCAGTTAGCGACTATCTTTGACATCATTGATCCTTCTCGCACCAAGAGTGTGGACGTCACAGATGCTAAAGGGAAGGTCTCTACCCAGACAGCCCCTATGAGTGACGAAGAGCTTCTGGAAGAATTTAATGCGGCCCTTGAGGCGGCAGGCATTGTAGATTACGGGACAATGTTCTCCAAGTTACGCGGTCCTATGGCTGCTCTCAAGAGTGAGCTCTTTGACAATGCGGATACAGCTGCAAAGGGCGCTGGGCGAGAGTTAGATGAGCTTATTAAGTTCATAGATGGGAAACTCTTGGATGGTACTGGCGACGACGAGCTCATAGATGCTGTTGCTGCGGCTAAGGATTGGGATCTTGAAAACTTTATACCCTACTTTAGGGATACCCCGCAGTTAGCGGAGATAGCCCGAGTCTTTGATCAGAGGATTGCATCTAGCTCTACTGGTACTGGTGTACGGTCCAATGCTAACTTCACACCAATCCGTCAAGAGGCCGTTAACCAAATTGCCCAAAGCTTATCTGAAGATGCCGCTCTGTACGGCCAGAAAGTCATACAGCTCCTTAGAACAGAGGCCGGTGGTGAGTCCGCAGATGACGTCGTAAGTTTCTTTATTAACGAAGCCATGCGCCCTCTACAGAACAGTATTAAGATGAAGGGTACCCCTTCTGATGAGGCTGTCTTGGAGGCGGTCAATAGCTTACAGCAATACGCTAGTCTTATTGTTGATGAGTTCCCTGAAGCAGCTAAGCGCATAAGGGTGTTGGAGGATAACCTTCTATCGGGAGGCAGCAAGGCTAGGATGCTTGGGTCTTCTCTTGATGAAGCTGCGCTGGCCGCAGAGAGAGTTCGGGATAGAGTATTCAACGTACAGCTCAATGAGTTCTTCGGGGCCAACGGCCTTCCTGTTGAGAATGCCCAAAAAGCATGGACCGCTCTTCTCTCAAACTTTAGCTCGTCGGGTGATGTAGGACGCTTTAACAAGCTAGTAGATGCAGTACTAGAGTCTGGTGATGAGATTGTCATTGATGGCATGCGGGCTGCGGTTCTTAAACAGGTAAGACAGAAGTTTGTAACTAACGGAAAGACTGCATCAGGCACCCCTGCAATGAGTCTGTCTCAGATAGCTAAGGATGCACAGACTGGTGAAGGCCATGAGCGCCTACTAGAAGCCCTACAGACCGTCTTTAAAGGAAGAGAGAATGTAGCAGATGGCATCATTGATCTACTAGCTAAGTCCGGTGATGAGCAGGCTCTTGCCACTAGGTCTTCTGTTATAGCCGGATCTGACACGGTAGTTAAGAAGGAACAGTTAGCTGCCCTAAACAGCATAGTTACTGCGGCCTTTGGTGTGTTGAGCAGGAGAGGAGCTGTAATCCGTGCCGGTGCTACCAGAATAATCAATAAGACTAACCAAACAGAAAAGTATAACGATGCAGTTGATTTTGTTTTAGCTAATCCAAAACTCTACGCAGACCTCACTCGTCAGATAGCTGACCAAAAGTTCGGCAAAGCAACTGGAGTTATGTCTTACGTCAATGCTATGTATGACCCAGTAATCGCCGCCCTAGTTAAGGCCGGTATGGTTAGTCAAAATGAAGCTGATGAAATACTACAGAACCCAGAGCGTTTGCTACAAGCTGCTGAGATGGAAGCTGTTCTCACAGAGGAAGTACAGGGCATAAGAGACAGTGCTGGAGGGTTCTTTGACAAATTAGGGTCCCAGATGAAGAGCCTATTCGACTAGGCAAAAATAAACCCCCCAAGGATCTCTCCAAGGGGGGCTAATTTCCGAAACAGGAACCACCCCGTCTCTATCGGGTTAAAGGATCGACTCCAACTCCCGATGAAAGAATTATATGACAACAGGGACGCTGCTGTCAAACGATCCTGGCCATATTACTCGCTAAATGTATCCATAATTTCATGAAAAACTAAGTATAGAGTATAAAAGGGCCATACTAAGGCTAAAAACAGAAGCCGGTTACCACTGGCGGTGTCTTCTGACTCAAAGATACAAAGGATAAACGCCATCCCAAGTACCCACAAAGTAATTGCGTAGATGTGCTGCTCCATACCAATTCCTATTGCGCTGATGCTGCGCCCCATATGTTAGACCAGTCGCCAGTAGTGGCACCCTTCGCATAATCCACAACTTTATTCTCAAAGAAGTTTGTGTGAGTCACACCCAGCATCCCGTCCACCCAGCTCAGTGGATTCTTCTTCACCTTAAAGATCCCCTTCATGCCCAGTGCAATCAAGCGTCGGTCTGCTATGTACCTAATGTACTGGCGGACTTCTTCTTTTGTGAGGCGCTCCATGTCGTTCACACCGAAGGCTAGATCAATGAACTTGTCTTCCATCTCAACCATCTTCTCAGCAATGGTGTAGATCTTACTCTTTGTCTCATCAGTCCATTCGTTGCGGTTCTCTTTGATGTACTCACGGAACAGCTTAATCATGCTCTCTGTGTGCAGGGTCTCGTCAGCAATTGACCAAGCAATGATCTGGCCCATGCCCTTCATCTTGCCGTTACGAGCAAAGTTAAGAAGCATAACGAATGAGGAGAATAGCTGCATACCCTCAGTGAACGCAGAGAAAGCCGCAATCTGAGCTGGTGTGTCGTTGCTCTCTTGGAGCTCCTTAAAGTAGTCGTGCTTCTCAGCCATCTCCCCGTACTGTAGGAACTCATTATAAGTGCTCTCAGGCATGCCTAGCGTCTCAATAAGATGTGAGTAGGCTGCAATATGAATAGCCTCACGAGCAGCAAAGCTAGACAGCATCATCCGCACCTCTGGCTGGGGGAACCTAGGGAGGTAGTTATTAACATACGCCCCCGACACGTCTATGTCCCCCTGTGTGAAGAAGCGGAAGATCTTCGTTAGAAAATCCTTCTCCGCAATCGTCATTTTCTTCTGCCAGTCCTTCACGTCTTCCATCATTGGGACTTCCGTCCACAACCAGTGCATCTGCTCCGACTCCATGAACGCATCAAACGCCCATGGATAGTTAAACGGCTTGTAGTAGTCTCGCGTATCCGTCAGTTTTAGTTTGGCCTTAACCATATTATTCCCCTTAGTTTAATAGTTTGCGTCTTAGCCATTTGGCCGCGAGTCGTTCTGCTGTGGTCCCTAGCCTTGCCTCATTAGACAGGCGGGCCCTAGTTTCAGAGTCGTACCCAAAACGCTTTCTTGGTGCTTCTTTTTTGATTGTCTGTTCCATGTTTAACCCTCACAAGCCAAGCACACGTCACCGTCTGCAACAGCGACCATATCAACCTCGTCTTCGAGACGTTTCCGCTCAATACGAGTCCCAACTTTATCCGCCTTACGGAGCTTATCTGACCGACAGTAATACAGGCTCTTCAGTCCCTGTTTCCAAGCAAGGAAGTGGACAGCGTGTAGGTACTTGATGTTCACATCTGGTAAGAAAAACAGGTTAAGGGACTGCCCCTGATCAATGAACTCTTGACGATCTGCTGCCAGCTCAATTAGCCAACGCTGATCTAGTTCCACAGCAGTCTTAAATACGTCCTTGATATCGTCGGCTATCTCTAGATGCTGAATTGAGCCATCGTTAGCGATAATAGACGCCCATGTGTCATCGTCGTTTAGGCCTAGCTCTTCAAGCTTCGCCATAAGGAACCTGTTCCTATGGACGTGAGCACCGCTCATGGTGTCCTGCCGATACACATTGGCCCTATACGGCTCAATAGACGGGCTGGTGTTACCCATAATAAGAGAAGATGATGCGTTAGGCGCAACAGCAGTCCAATGAGAGAACCGTCTAGCCACACCCTGCTCAGCTGCATCAGCACAAGCGCCCCTAAGCTCTACTAGGTAATGATCCGCCTTAGCGCACCGTCCCTTGATGTGCGCAAATACCTGCTTGTTCCATACTTTAGCCATGACGCTGTCAAAGGGTATCCCCTTCTTCTGGAAAAACGCATGTAAGCCCAGCGCACCTAGGCCAATAGACCTTTCACGCATTGCTGAATAACGCGCCCTAGAGATGGTGTCAGGGGCATTTTCGATGAAGTGGGTAAGTACATTATCAAGCATCTCAAGGATGTCCTGAATAAACAGGGCGTCATCCTTCCAGTCATCATAGTACTCTACGTTCACGCTAGACAAGCAACATACAGCTGTACGGTCTTTGTTGGTTGGCAAGAAGATCTCAGTACACAGGTTGCTACCGTTAATCTTATGGCCAGCTTCTTGCAGCCATGGTGGCATTGCTCTGTTGGCAGTGTCGGTAAAGATGAAGTACGGCTCACCTGTAGTCATTCGCAGGTCTAGGAGCTTTTGCCATACTGCACGGGCTGACACTGTATCTACTACTTCACCAGTATGTGGTGCCACTAGTTCCCATGTATCATCATAGTCACTGTCTTTCATGCTGTTCTCAACTACGCGCATGAATTTGTCAGAGATGTTGACTCCGTGGTGTAGATTAAGGGTCCGGTAGTTCTGGTCCCCTGTAGGCTTGCGCATCTCCATAAACGAGATGATGTCTGGGTGACTGATGTCTAAGAACGCAGCATAGGAACCTCTGCGTGTGACACCCTGTCGATAAGCTAGACAGGAACTATCATATACGCGCAGATGAGGCATAACGCCCACTGATTTATCATCTACTCCTCGTATTCCTACGTGGATTCCTACACCGCCCCCGAGCATAGACAGCCAATTGACCTCGGATAGAGTGTCTACAAGACCTTCAGCGGAGTCATCTAAGTAAGATAAGAAGCAGCTTATAGGTAAGCCCCTCTTTCCTCGTCCATATGACAGGATGGGGGTGCTGTATGAAAGCCAGTGCTTAGACGAGTAGTCATAGAGGCGCTGGGCATGTGCGGGGTTACTAGAGAACTGCTCAGAGACCGCTGCAAAGCGTTCTTGAGGGCTGATCTCCTCATCCTTCATATAGCTTTCACGTAAACGCGCCATTCCAAGCTCATCAAAGAGGCCGTCACGCGATAGATCCATAACTACACTCATCGCTTATCTCCACTTCCGCCTAATACACCGCGTTCTTTGCGGCTCTGGAGCTTTACGAGATTCCGTTCAGCTATGATTGAAAGTGGTATGCCCAAGTCGGATGCCAGTACGCCACAATACCACAGGGTATCTCCTAGCTCTTCGGCTATGTCTGACTTATCGGAGTCACTAAAGACGCCCGCCTTATCCCGTATGATCTTCTTAATTTTGCCGAGTACTTCTCCGGCTTCATTAGACACCCCCATAGATGGGTAGATGATCTTCATGGTTTCGGGGTAGATGGCCGTCTTTATAGCCTCGGTTTGATAGTCATCAAAGGTCATCATTGTGCCTCCTCCTTAACTACCGCCTGTAGTGCTGAAAGATACCACGCAGCCTTCTGGAGATCCTGTAGGGGCTTGCCCTTATAGTTGTACCTCCAAAGGTACTTCATCGTGTTTCCCTTGAGATAACCTTTGTACTCTATAGGGGTCATACTGGCTTGTATGGCTACGATAGCCTCTACAGATCCATTGTTGTAATGGTCTGGTTTGTTGACGACGTCCTCACTTGTGGTGTGCGCCTCTGTCATCCAAGCTTCTAGGCCTGTCTTGTCTACGGCTGGGGCATTGGCTCTAACCCTGTCCCAGTCTGCTGGCGTGGCTCCGTTGAGCCTTTTTGAATCTGTCATACCTGTATTCCTCACTTTAGTTTTATGTAATTGTTTTGATTATTTTTAATGACTTTTTGTTAGCTGGTTCAGCCATCCAAGCCTCTGGTATGAGCTTATCTGCATAAGGCAGACCCATCTTGACACACTCATCACAGTATCTAGTCTTGGAGCCCTTGCGTATTTTGCCATTCGAGTTGCTGAATACCATTCTAAGGTCCAGGTCAGGATACTGCTCTTTGAGTAGCTTATGCTTCTTACGGGAGTCTAAATCCCAGCGCCCCTTAGTCTCTATGACGATGCCGTTTTCTAAGACAAAGTCTGGGGTGTAGTTGTGGTTACTGGTTGGAACAACATAGGGAATTTTAAATGGCTCATACTCAGCATTACATCCCGCCTGCTTTAATTGATCCTGTACTCTCTGTTCGAGACCAGACCTGTACCCTGCTTGGATAGCCCGCTTCGACGCGGCATATGGCTTCTTCACTAACCACCCCGCTTGCGTGTTGGGTGAGGTCTGAAGGATTCCCCTACTCTAGGGGGGTGTCGCCATAGCTCAGGTAGTTTTGAGTAACAGGAGGGGCACAGAACTGCCCTCCCGTGTATAACTACTGCATCTTTTTCCTTGCACGTCGTGCATGGGGGGAGACTAGGCATAATTAGATACCTGCGGTATGTGATCGGTCCACACGTTGACGATAAAGGCTCGTCTGCTTCCTGTGTGTACACGGGAGACCCGATGATACTGGGATGGATCAAACATTATGAGGCGATTAAACTTTGGCTGTATTCTCTCTATTTCGTCAAAGTCGTCGTTAACGGCAACTTCTAGATACCCACCAGTAAAGAGGTCCTCATACGGGTAATAAACAAAGCCTATATTGGGAGATACAGTTTCACCTGAACTAGCAAAGACATGCTCATCTTTATCTTGATGCCAAGGGAGACTATCATATCCTGCTATCTGGTTACCCCAGTACTCGAAGCCTTTAATTTTATCTTTGACCTCAAGGGGTAGATGTCCATACATCTTCTGAATTATGTCAGTCCAGACGCTCCAATTACGGGAGTTATTATAGTCCTCTATGCTGAGCCAAGCAGTGTCCCTTGGTAGGGACTGCCATGCAGTAGCGTCTTCTAACTTATGAGAAACGCCGGAACCCTCTTTAATGAAACCATCAAGCAACAACATCATTGTACTCCGTGTACCAAAAATGACGGGGCTCTTTAGCTTTTGAACCAGCTTGTGGCCTAAACTCAGCGTCTGGCCAGCAAGTACCTCTAAAGTCACAAAAATTACAGTTCATTGGTAGGCGTTTATTACCAGTCGGCTTGCGATAAAAATACTCGTCTTCCGGCTCAAAGCACCGCTCAAATTCCTTATCCAATTCCACTGTCCTAATTGTGTTTTCTATTTTGCTTTTGATCTGCCGAGTCTCTTCATCCGTGGGTGTAGCCTCTACAAAGAGGACCTCACCACTAGACTTGTCAGCAGTTATCCAGCCGCCCATCGGCTTACCCTGACCTTCAGAGTATCCGTACAGCTGTCCTATGTAGCCGAAGTCATCAGACTTCTTTAGGGCGTCATAGCCGTTGGCCCATTTGTTCTTAAAGGCCCATGGAGAGCAGGACTTGATGTCCCACACAGCACCG